CCCACTTCTGTTTCTATATCACTAATAGCTGGTATAAAAGTTTGGTTGGCCGTTCCAAAACGCGTTTTAAATACAGTTTGCTGAAAGTTAAAATCAGCATCAGTTATATTATTTGAATCTGCTGTTGGTTTTACAACAGATGTTTTATCTAAAAATACATCTTTTAAAGACGCTTTATTGTAAGCATCAGTTCCTTGGGTAAGTCCTGCTGCTGAAGGGAAACCTTCAATCTCCCCTTCACTTAAAACCTCAACAATATTAATTGCTTGTCTACTTTGTACTGAACCACGAGTTATCGTAGCAGTACCGCCACCACCTCCAAACCATTTGAAAGGGTTTAATTGAATTTCTTTTGGTCCTGCTCCGAAGTCAATTCCAGGTATTTTAAACATTAGGTGTCTCCCGAAAAGTCTTCTGTATCAATTCCTGCTGACACAATTATAGACCCAGTAAAAACTTCGCCATAAACTACTGGAATAGCAACACCAGCATTTATAGTATTTAAAATTCCGTTAAAGTTAAAACTATTTGGATCGTCAGTAGTAGTATCACTTTGTACAGGACTTAACATTTCTGCTGCACCTGATAATGCTAAATAAACACCTAAGTTTCCTGCTGCTGCTGCTAAAGTAGCACCGAATCCTGCTCCTGCTGCCGTACCAAAACCCAATCCTCCTCCTAGTCCCATTCCTACAGCAGGGTTAAATACAGCAACACCAATAAGAACTGCTCCTAATAAAAATTTACCTATACCTCTTGCTCCAGTAGCAACTGGTACTATTTTTATTTCTTGACTACCAACAGGAGTATCTAATTCTTTATCATTTATTTGATAATCTCCAACTTTCACACAATAGTTTTGTTCTACCATATGTGATTGTAATTTAGGAAAGTTTGCGATTAAGAATCTAACAGCATCTACTGGTGAATTTATTTCAGCTTCAAAAGTACGCTCTCCAAGAAATCGAGCCAATCTGCCGTAAACTTTTATTTTACTGAGCATAGCGATACCTTTTCTTTGTACATTCTATCCATTTTTGGTCATAAGTTTCTCTGGAACTAAGTCTTTTCACACAATGATGAAGAATAGTTTGATCTCCTACATATAAAGCCACATGATCTAATTTACCTGTATTTGTCGTGTCCATAAGTAAAACATCTCCAATCTCTGTCTCATTATTCTCATCTATTTCTACAAACCCTACTTTAGGCAAACCATATTCAAATAAAGGAGATTTAGAAAATTCTGTTGGGCTTTTAGGTCTTTTCCAATGTTTTATTACTATATTTTTCTTTTGTTTATACCAATCAGTAATTACACTCCAACAATCTTGAATATCCCATACCCATTCTCTACCTATTAAACCTTTTTCATACCCAGAAGGTTCAAAATAATACCAATCTGATGTTTCTGGAGTGACAATATGAAAAGGTAAATCTAAATATTCGCAGCTTGCAAGATCAGCCTGACTAGGTGTAGGAGGATGATCTGGATGGCTGTGAAATACAGCTATAATTTCACCTTGATCTTCTGCCTTTATCCAATCGTCAGGATTTAAAATAAACTGCTCTTCTAATTCTTCAGCAAGATTTTGACAAGGAAAGTATTTTTCTTTCCCTTTATAGACAGCTACTAAACCACACGCTTCATGTGGTGCATCTTTTTTTGCGTGTTGTAAAGCAATATCTTTCCAAGTCATCCCACAAACGCTCCAATACCAGGGAATAGATCTTTAGTCGCTATCCTCTTTGGTATTTTCACATTTACTAAATCTAATGCAGATTGAGCTTCCCATGTGACTACGTTTCTATTTTCAGTAGCTTTTCTATCTAAAAAGTAAATTTCTTGAGGAAACTCTGCCGTTGGATCAGGAGTTCCATAAGGATTAGTTTGTGTTGTAGAGGAAGAACTTGTTTGTTGCTGGATCGTATTTGGATTATTCATAGTAATTGTATTTCCCATGTTATTTCCATGAGTCTGACAATAATATCTTAAATCGCTTGGGGCACTTGGATAAGCTGGAGAATAAGTTACTGTTGCATCTGTTCCTAATGTTCCAGCATTAGTAGTTGTCTGTGAGCCTCCAGCATCAGATTTTATTCTTAATGGATGGTTTACGTTTGAACTATGAGATTGATTAAAAATATAAGTTGATCCACGTTTCATTGTTATAACTGGCTTTTGACTTCCATTAATAGCAAAAACATTATCACCATTACTATCTGCAACTACTGTTACTGTGTAGGTTACAGTTTCACCGTCAGAAGGGTCAGCTACAGTCGTAGTAGATGTAGTTGTAGTCGTTGTTGGAGCGAAATTAACGGCATCTAAAAAACGTGCCAAAGTTCTTATCCTTGTAAATTTTGCACCATTTAAATCATTACCAACAGTTGTTGTGTTAATATCCTGCATTATTGCAGTTATCGTTCCAAAAATATTACTTATCGCAATCGTTGGTCTTGGTAAAGTTCCTGTTGAACCAAAATCAAAACCTGAACATTCAATAGGAAATCTTAAGTAGGAGTTCCCAGCCCATACAACTTCTCCATCTGCGTTCATATTTGCACCATTATGAAAACGATATATAGTATCTGATCCATGCAAAGCTGTATTTAGTTCAATCGTAAAAAGTTCAATAATTGAACCAGGATTTATTTCTTGTAATGCTGAAACTGGTACTGTCATTAGGGTTCAAATACTTGTTCAAAACTAGCTGTTATTCTACTTCTATCGGAATCAAACATTTCTCTACCAAAACTTTTGCATATCCATTTAAAAGTTGTAGTTGTATCAGGAGGTGACCAATCAAATGACGCACCATCTTTTCCTCTAGCTTCTAAAAATGTTTCAATCTCTGTTGCATCTTCATCATCAACATTAAAAGTGAGATTCCAAATTTTAGAGTCTTGATTTAATCCAAAAGATGTACGCTGTTGGTAGCCGTCACCAAACTGTGTTATACGTTGTTGTGGCTGACTACGTTTTGTAGCAGAATATTGTGGACTGTAATTAGGAAAAGTAGCCATTATCTGTTAAGTAAACCTCCAGGTCTTTGTTGCTTAACAAGTTCTCCTTGAACGGCAACAGCTATTAATGAACCAAGTTCCTGTCCTCCAGCATCATCGCCTTGAACATCTGAACCTGATGCGTCTACATTAACAACAACATTGTTAGTACCGCCACCTCCAAGTTTATTATTTGGCACAATCGTTCCAGATGATCTTGGTACAAATAATTCTGGGCCTTTCTCTCCTACTATTGAAGGTCTGCCTACTGGTGGTCTACCTCCGTTTGCAAAACCTAACATTTTAAATAAACCACCTGTTACTGTCTTTCCTCCTGCATTACCAAACATCGCTTGATTAAGTGCTATATCTAAAAATCTATCTGCAACATTATTTAATAAATCACCAAGAGTGGAAGTTCCTTTGATAAGACCTTTTATTCCTTGTTTTATATCATTTTGAATTGTTGTATTTAAAGTTTGAAAAGCTTCAACAGTTTCACTAGCTGCCTGTGTTAGTTTCATCTGTTCAGAAACCTCATCTATCTTATCTTTTAAATTTTTTTTATTAAGAATTATTTTTTTTTCAATATTAAGAATCTCTTCATTTAATAAATTATTAGCTTTAGTACCTTCAGCCGTCTGACTTTCTTTAATGACTAAACCTTTTAATTCGGCTAGCATCTGAGCGTCTTTTTCTTTAGCTATTTTTTCTATACTTATAATTTCTTGAGATATAGGACCAGATATTCCTTTTGCTCTTAACTCATTTATACGTTCCTGTTCTAATTTTGTTTTTTGAAGTATCTTAAATTTATTTTCTAATTCAACTCCAGATTTTTTATCTAAAATGATACCAGCATTTTGAGCTTTCAATTGAAGAATTCTATTTTCTTTAGATTCTTTATTTTCTTGTAAACCAGCTTTTGAAATTTCTCCTTCTTTACTTAAACCAGAAATTAATTTTTTTGATCCAGGTTCTTCAAAGATTTTGCTAAAAGTATCTAAAAATCTATTAACATTTTCTGGATCGTCTTTTAAATTTGAAATTGTTTTATCAAGATCAGAGATGTTTTTAGTCAATTCATCTATCTCTTTATTACCGATAGATTGTAAATCTTTTGTTGCAAGATCAACTGACGAAGGTTTCGTTCCTGTTACATCCCCTAAGAAAAGTAATAATTTTGCAGCTTCAGCTTTTATCTTTAATGAAAACTCTGAAAAACTTCCCACAAAAAAACCAGTAGCTCTTCTTAAATCAGAAAAAGCTTGCACTCCATCAATTCCTACAACTTTTGCAACATCACTGGTAATTGCACTCAAAGCAGCTTGTTTACCATTTAATTGTTCAATAAATTTTATTTCAGCTTTTCTTGAAGTACTTAAGATACCTAATTTTTCAATAGCTGTATCAATATCAGCATTAAGAGGATCTAAAGCATTTGCTAAACCTACAACTTGTTCCTGAAAAGCTGTTACAACTGTCGTTCCAATCAAACCTCCAGCAAACCCTCCCATTGGGCCACCTAAAGCAGATCCAACCAATCCTCCACCAAAACCACCTGCTGCTGCTGCTGGCCCTTGACCAAATAGCAAAGGAAAAGCACCACTAATTGCTGCACTTGATATAGCCGCCCCAAAACCACCTCCACCTCCTCCTCTTCCTCCTCCACTTCCAAAACCACCGCTCTGTGCAGCCCTTAATATTTTTTGTTGCTGTAACTGTCTAGTAGACCCTTGTAATGACTTTAGTTCTAGCAAAGCTGAATCTGCTGATGCTTTTGCTAGTTTAAATTTACCTTTAGAATTAGCTAAAGCTGCTCTGTTTAAAGATCTACTAGCTTTATCAACATTTAATCCTTGAGCTTTTGCTTTTGCAATCTGATCTCCAATGCTTCTTACCCGAACCATTGAAGCTCTTTTTTTCTCTTGAAGATTTAAAGATTCTTTTTCTAATTTATTATTCTTTTTTTCGGAAGCTGCTCCTCCTCCTTTATTTAACTGATTTACTTTGCCACTAACCTTATCTAAAAGTTTTGATAACTCTTGTACCTTCTTTAAACCTTTTACATTAACTTCTATATCTGCTCTTGTTGCCACGACTAAACAATAAAAGGTTACTTCATTCTATCTTATCTCCTTCGTTTTGCTTTTTCAAATTCTTTTTCTTGTTCTTCATTAATTACTTCAAAATATGAACTCCAACCAATAATTTCATCTAAAGTCATATCTCTTACTTCTCTTAAAGTCTTTCCTAATTCTTTAGCTACACCAAATTGAAGCATCATTAAATTATCTTTCTTTAATTCAGCAGCTAGTCTTTTGGGTCGAGTGCTTCCTCTTCTTCTGTAATAACTGCAAGCATTAATTTCTGTAAATCGCTATCTTTTACTTCATTTTTCAAGACATCAATTTCCCCTGCACTAAATAATTTCCTACCAGTTTCGTCTAATGCTTTTGTCATTAATAATTGCAAGGCAAAATTATTATTATCATCTCTAGAAAGTCTTTGTGCTCGGTCACGTTCTGCCATTGTTAATGGACTTACATACATCTCAAAAACAGAACCATCAGATAATTCAACTTCTTTTTTCTTTGGTTCGAGATTTGCAGCTTTTCTTAAACGATCCAATGCTGATAAATTGCTTGCCATAAAATAAAATTATTATATTGATATTCTAATGCAGAACATGAAAAAACCCCAGATAATCTGAGGTTCGTTAAGTTATGCTAATTTAACTAAGCAGATTTAGATAAGTCGAATGTAGGAGCAGCACTAGGTCTAAAGGCTATCTCTACAACTTGTCCGTCATCTGGGTTTACGTTGAAACTTGCAGAAGTAAGAATAATATCTGCCAAAATTGATCTACTTGCGTTTTGATCTACGTTAGCACCACTCATTTGACGATCAATATACAATCTAACTTTTGCACCAGCTTGCTGACGTTGAATAACGTCTTCAACCATTCTACTGGATAGTAATGTGTCATCATCTGTAGAGTAAACACTGGCAGAACCACTACCATCAGCAAAACCTGAGATAAAAGTTCTAAATGGTGCAGTTTGAGTAACAGTTTGACCAATACTTGTTACGTCAATTTCTGCTCTAGTTATCTCAAAACTCCATTCTCTTACAGATCCAACAACTAATGGTGTTGTAAATGTAATGCTTGCAAAGGTTCCTGCTGTAAAAGTAGGTGCTGCTGAAGCTGTTAATGCTGCTCCTCCTGCTGTTGCAGAAAGTGTCATAACACCAGTTGAAGCATCATAAGTTTTTACAAAATGATCTCCTGCTGCAATACAGTTTGTTAGTGTTGCTCCTGATGGATATGCAAGTGTTACTGTATCGTTAACTTTGTAACCCAACTGAGATCCTACAGTAATATTTCCTCCTGATGAAGGAAAAGCTGATGCTGCAAGAGTTGTTACACTTGTACCA